GCTTTACGAGCATTGTTAAGAACTACATACATGTCAGCCTCGAACTGTTCCATGATAGGTTTACCAGTGTCAGAGAAATAAATAGAATCGTTAGCAATCCAATAACCCAGTTTTTGTACCATAATCTTATGGAAATCTCTCTTATCATCTCCCACAATAGGATAACGACCTTGATGTAAGAACTCAATCTTTGTCTGTGCTTCAATAACCTTCTCATGGATCTGTTGTTGTATCTCATCATAATCCGGTTTGGCAATCGACATATCACCAATACCAACACTAAAACCATCCATGATCAACCATTGCATAGCCATCTTGTTCATGTCGTCAAACAGGTTACGAGTCGCTTCTGTACCCCAATCGTTCCATGTAACATGGATTAAACTATTAGTCTTGGAACCAAATGTATCCTTGTCAAAATAGCCACTCTTCATATCACCATTTTCAATCTCTAAGACTTGAGATGCTTCTTGAACATCCTTAGGTAATTCTTTCTCCTTTCCATCACTACGATCCAGACGATAATTTACTTTTGGCAGGAATGTAGAGATTACTCGTTTCGTGTCCCAGAGCATCTTACGGTTTTCATCCTCCTTGTTTGGAGGAGGCAAACGACCAGCATAACCACTCGTAACTCCTAAGAGAGTCATAACTTGCATGGTATTTAAATGTGGTTCTGGTCGTACCTTTGTAAATCTATAACTAGCTAGAAGAGCATCTTGAATAAGACCCATAATAGGACGACTGGCCTGAGGAGATACAATCTGATGTGGTACCAATGCAATCTCACGTACTTCGGCAGCAGTTTGTAAGCTGTTAGGAATGTGCATATTCATTTCATCACCATCGAAATCTGCATTGTATGGTGTACAGACTTGTGGATTGAGACGGAAAGTCTTACCCGGTAAGATTTTTGCCCTATGACCCATCATACTCATCTTGTGAAGACTGGGCTGACGATTGAATAAGACAACATCACCATCCAATAAGTGACGATGAACTACATCTCCATCCTTTAAGTTAATCTTAGCTCGATACTCAGCTTTGGCCAGATTGCCATGTTGAAATGACTTACGGTGACCCGTAATGACCGATCCAGCTGCTATACCAGAACCTGCTTCGAATGTGGATTCACTCTTCGATTCATAACTGTTTGCACCTGGCCATACTGGTCCATTTCTTACCAGCTGAGTCAATCTCTTTCTATTATGAACATTGACTATTTCATCACGTGTTAGTGTCTGAGCAATATCATATGGGACACCCAATTCATCAATACTGATATTTGGATCCGGTGTAATAACCGAACGTGCTGTTTTATCAGCACGTTTACCCATAAGGTTTCCACGAATACGACCTTCCTTGTGATTAATACGCTGTCTCAATGTTTTATATGCACGTCCAGATCTATTAATAGCTGGTGGTATATTAGAACGTATATCGTTGTCAATATATGTGGCCACGTGATATTGTAGAAGCTGCCACCAGTTGTATAAGTTTTTACGTTCACCCTCAGCTTGATCCGAACTTAAGAGATTTCGAATCTGATTATTCGTTTTAATAATATCATTAAGCTTATGAGTAAGATCATCATCTGCAGTCTGACCAGATTCATTTGTTACGGCTGGTCTCATTGACGGTGGTGGTACTGGCATAATTGTCCAGATCATCCAATCAGGACGAGCCGATTCCGGTGAGAGACCCATAAGTTCACAATCTTCATCTGTAATCTTCTTAAGAATCGTATGAGCCACCTCCGCATCTATAAAATCATATAGTTCCCTTTCAGATTTTGCTACTGACGTATCCTTGGCAGGTGCCTCCACTAATCCTTCTGTTTCTTCATCCTCATTACCTTGTCCTGGTTTGCCAGCACTCTTAGCTGCCGCCTTCTTACAAACATCAGGATTCACTAAGATTGTTTGATAAACCTCATTTTTCATACTACGGCTACGAACACCACCTTGCTTAACAGCAATTTTAGGACTGCCATCTTTTGTATCCTTAACACATTTGACCGTGCAGGCAGCACAGTTCCAACAGAGTTTAGGATCTTTCTTGAAGTATTGCTGTAGGAAGGCAAATCTAGCCTTACCTTTTCTGGCACGCAATTGCTTCATGGTTTTCTCATCCATGGGAGACACCAAGAGCGATGAACATCTATGACATACCATGTTAAGGATCTGAACGATCATCGTATAGTATGGAATCTGGAAGACTGGCTTAGCTAATTTAATATGTCCGAAATGGCCTGGGTCCCACTTCATCTCAAGTTTGGATAACGAATTTTGAGCTCCTCGGTCTTTCGGACCCATCTTCTTATCGAAGAGATGACCATCTTGTTTGTCATAAGGGGTAGCTAGATGATTATAGATCTCCGCTACGGAATTCTGTAATATCCGCTCCGGACTCGCAATCCGAAAGACAGTCTTCTTGATCTGTGAAACGTGGGCTGGACTATACTCTATTTCCTGTCTAAGAGACATGTATAATTACTTCCTTGATTAAAGATACAATAAATTCTTAAAATTCTGTTCAATTTTTTAAACTTCCAATTAAATCTCCTCAAAAAGAATATAATTCTAAATGATGAGCCAAAGAAGAAAAAGAAGGAAAAGAAGAGGTCTATTATATGTCATGAAAATCTTAAGTTGGGATTAACGCATATTCTCATTTTGTTGTCCCAACAAAATCCAAAATGTTCATAAACATTTTATATGCTAGAATCTTCTTATCTTAGACGAAGATGCCGTTTGTCTAAGATCTAAAGTCCTTGCATAAAAATTGATGATGCAATTAAAAATTATATGATACTATAATTTCAATAGAAGTTATATCTACCCGCTAAAAAGGGATTAATATAAAATGTCAACTAAGCAAAAAACAAAAAAAAAGTTGGGTTCTATGTCAAACCAAGATAAAAAAAACAATATGATCGTCACGCGAATCCTCTTGAGACCAGAATGGAGATTACATCTTGCCCATGTAGGTACAGTGTATTATCAGAGTACCCGATCCAATTTGTTATATCTATTAATAGATGATAGAAGTCCTCACTTATCAAAAACCATTATACAACATTTTATTGAAGATTTAGAATGGCTCAAGATTCCCAATGCCAAGATTGTCAAGATAACAGACTTTTATAAACAATTGTTACATTGTGTACATTGGTTTATTGATAGAGGTGAGACCCATCTCGAGAAGATTATTATCCGCAAATCTGGAGTTGCCAACCACAATCCTCTAAATTCTCCCACCGAAAATCTTAATACCAGTCCTATGAGATCCGTAATTGATAATCAAACCAACAACGTAAAAACAAAAATACCTGACAATTATTTAGATAAAACATGCGATAGGAATAAACAACGCAATGAAAAAACCGAAAGAACTGAAAGGGTTCGATATCCCAACGCAAATAGCCCTATAAATGGAAATGGTTGGAAACAGCGTGACTCGCGTGACTCTCGTGATTCTCGTGACTCGCGTGACTCGCGTGACTCTCGTGACTCGCGCGACTTTAGGCAGGACAATGTCTGGGATCGCGATCGTCGTGTAAAAAAATATTTCCTTCATGAAACAGAAATACCTAAAGTTAAGAAGTATTTTAGTTTTAATCATCTCACAAAGCCAAGGAATGATTATGTTATCGAAACAAATAATGGCAAAGCAATTTGTGGTTGTTGTGGTGCTATTATAAATACAGACAATAGTAGTCAAGATGATAGTCAAGAATTAGATGTTCAATTTGAAGATAATTCTGAAGAACAAACAACAACAGTTACTACAACACAGACAGAATTAGGCAAAGAACAAAAAACTAGTCAAAAGACAGAACAAAAGACAGAACAAAAGACAGGTCAAAAAACAGATCAAAAGACAGGTCAAAAACCAGATCAAAAGACAGGTCAAAAAACAGATCAAAAGACAGAACAAAAGACAGAACAGAAAGAACAAAGGAATGGATTAAATCCTGCCGATGACGATCTAGAATGTAGCTTAGAACAAGAAGAGGAGGAAGAATTAGATGAACCTGATTATCTAATTACAGAAGAGGAATTAGCATCACTATCTCTGAATGAGCTTGCGGAGACATCTAAATTACGTCTTCGAACTAATGAGTCTCCTTCTAGTATATTAATGAACTATTATATTGACCGTAAGATATGTGATTTGAATCTGAGTTTTTGTTTGCCTGTTATTGATTGTTTGTTAGGTGTCACGAACATAATTGAACAAAATTATCCTCCAATCAGTGAGGAAACGCACTACTTCAATAAAAAGATCTTCGAACTTTTAGGTGGAACATATCCAATATATGAAACACATCCTGGCTATAAACTATTGCATTATCTCTATCATTCTGCCAATATTCTTGATCTTATAAAAAACGAAAAGATACACAGTTATGATGATCATAGGCTATTAACCATTCGTAATCTTAAAGATAGAGGATTTCCAGCAGATATAATTCGTGAATTTGCTCGACTAGGAAGTCTAAAAGGAGTAATCGACCCACAACAGTTACCTGACATTTGTAAGACTTATTTCATCAACAATATCCATGATCCCCATACTGAAGATAATACTGTTATGGAAGATCGTCTTAAACGATATCTGGGAATTATTGAACCAATCAGAATTGTCTTGGATAATTTCCCTATGAATCAAACTAGATATTATTCTTCACCATTCGGAAAAGAAATGCTTCCCTTAAGGAAATTACTATGGATTGATCATAGTAGTCTATCTAGTATTAAGCGTGAAACCAGTACCTTCATATTGAAAGGCACGACGACTATGGTACAATTAAAACAGCGAGTACCACTTCTACTCAAGGAAACCAAGACTGCTGAGGGAGAAAATAAGAACGCTTATATTAAAGCACACATTGTGGGATCTAACACATCAGGTCCTAGTACAATACTTAACTCACACAATCTTACTGAAAAGGTAGACAGTCCATTTATACCAGTAGGTACTCCCGTAATTCCCTGGTTAAGTTGTGATCCGATAGAATCTCCTATGCAAGTAAGCTTTATCTTCTATCCAGAGTTTTATACTGGCCATAATATGCCACAAGAAATACGTAGGGTCACTGGGCTTCTTAATATCAAACCCGAAAAAGGAGTTGTGATCGTTCAGAATTATGGCTTTTTCTATTTCAATGGTACCGACGAATTACACCTCATGTGTGCCTTTCCCAAAGCACGGACCTTTCTACAGTCCTAGATACTTTAGTCAATACTCGTGCTCCATTTCCACTTCCATCTCCATTTCCACTTCCATTTCCACTTCCATTTTTACTTTGATATGCACATACAACATGTATTTTATCAAAGTTGTTTTAATTAAATAAGTTAACACTAACTTATTTAATATCCTTTCTTACAATGACAATTTTCGTTTCTTTAAATCTATCTTAGATGCCTTAAATGAAGACTGAGGTAAATCCTTTAGTTGTCTTGGTTCCTGCATTACTAGCTAATTCTCCTCTTGTAAATGGATCATATGTTGCACCTCTGTCTCTCTGGTAACCTAGATTCTGTTCAATCTTGGAACTTATGCTGGGAACGGCGTACAGTAAAACTTGTTTGTTAAGATCAGCTACCTCCCCTATTACGTCACCCTCAATATGTTGAGCTTTCTGCAAATAAATACTCCTCATAATAACAGCTAGTTCATTATCACTTTGTCTAGATATAGTCCACTGTCCCCTAGATCTCTTATATATAATCTTGATTATCAAGTCTTGTAGATGATTTATATTGTCTCTCGAAAAAAATGCCTGAGCTAGAGGATTAGTTTCTTGGATATTTTTTATAATATCGTTAGCTATATCGTTCCTACAACTCGTTGGTGCTTCATCTATTAACTTATAATCCTTATAGTGCTGCGTAAATGTTTTATTATGATGTCTTTCTTCGAGCCAATAGTTGGTATAACCCGTATTATTAGTATTCTGACCAAGAAAAGTAATACCTTTCTGGTTTACATAGCAATCGGGATCCGAATTGCAAATATTGGAATTATTCATTGTATCTGATTGACACTATAACATTACATAGATATTTATGTTATGTATAAACACGTTACTCAACAGCAAAAATATGCCTCTGTCCAATATATACAGTTCCTTTTATCAAATGAGAGCTAGAGTATCTTCAACAGATTCAAATCTAAAGAAAGGTACCATAAGAAAATCAAGAAATAGTAGTAGCTTTATGGGTGACCTTAATATGCTAGATCAAGTCAGGAGCCAACTCGACAATAAAAAAGGTATAAGAGCTAAAAAACATCATATAGAACAACCTCAAATGACATTACCGTCAGATGATTTTATAACAGACAAATTGTCTCAACAAAATCCTCTATCCCAAATTAATTTACGAAATCGAAAGATAGGAGAACTACACCCTATTGGAGGTATTCCAATGGATCCACGAACTATTGAGCAATTATCTGCTAGGCAGCTATATAAAAATGGTACGTTCACCAATGTTAGGCTACAAAAAGCTCCTAACACTCGTGAAGGTAGAGATGAGATGCGTACTATACGTAGGCAGAAGATAAAACAGGTAATCTCCGTGAGCAAGAGAATTAAAATTGGAAAAACCTTACGCGAAATTAGTCATAACGTTGAATCTACGAATGTAACTAAGAAAATTATGTTTACAAGCTCACCCAGAATCAATTCCAACCAGCGACATGGAGGTAATCCGGAAAATCACAATAATCATAAAGATCGCGGATATATCAACGCCGATAATGACACCGATAACAACTCCTATGTAAATACTAACGACCACACTAACGACCACGCTAACGACCACACTAACGACCACACTAACGACCACACTAACGACCACACTAACGACCACACTAACGACCACACTAACGACCACGCTAACGACCACGCTAACGACCACACTAACGCTAAATCAAGTAATATACTTAACAATACAGATAATCATATTAATCTAGAAAATGCTGATATTTCTGATAGCAGTCAGGACCTATCTAATGGCTTAGATAATTTTGATAATCATGGAAGCTCAGAAAATTCAACAAGCTTTGAGGATGATCAAGACTCTATAAGCTCAGATTCTCTTAGCTCTTTGGATATTTTAAACTGTAAAGAGACTGAAACCTCTGAAGGTTTACAAAAGCATGAAGAAGGTTTGAACATATCTGAAAGCTCTGAAAGCTCTGAAAGCTCTGAAAGCTCTGAAGGTACAGAAAATAAAGATCAGGTAATTTTATCAAAAACAGATACAAATTTGGACAAAATGGAGTTTGAACATATTAAAACAGATGGCAAAACCCCCGACAATTGGTATGAAACCTTAAATGAAGTACGAAATATACTTTCCAAATATTCTAAGAAAGAT